ACACTTACAACAACGGTCGTGAGGCAACTTACAAGGAATTGCTCCGTTCGCGTGAAGCAAACTTCAACCGTCTTCGTAAAGAGATCATCTCTAAATTGTGGGATCCGACAAAGTATTGCACTCTTACAGATTCACGTCGAAACTTTACTAAGGATGAGAAGTTCATTGCCTCTGTTGCTCAGAACTGGGTAACTCCTGAGGGAAAACCAATCAAACGTGGCAAATTGTTTGATCCTGGTGAGTATCACGGTGGACACGCTAAACCATATGCTGATGGAGGTGCCACCGATCAGGAGAATTGCGTGGTTCAGGAGGGTGGAGACAACCTGAGTCTGGGGAGGAACCCTGTGCCAGGTGTATGAGTGTCCTAGGGGGTCGCCAGACCCCCTTTTTTTGTGTAATATATAAGGACTGACGGAGTTCCATGACCATCACCCTTCGACCGCATCAGAACCGCGCCTGTGACGCCATGCTGGTCCACGAAAAGGGTCAGATCATTGTGCCTACTGGTGGTGGTAAAACTTTGACCATGATTGTTGATACTCAACGCCGTCTTGATGTTATCAACAACGGCACTACCACAGTTGTGGTTGCTCCCCGTATTTTGTTGGCAGAACAACTGTGTAACGAATTTATGGAGGTCATTGATCCTAACAACAGTGACCCATATCTGCATGTGATGCACGTCCACAGTGGTGAGACTCACTTCACTAGCACCACTAACGCTGAAAAGATTCATCTCTATGCTAACTGTGCTCGCAGTGTTGGTGAGAATGTCATCATCTTCACCACATATCATTCTCTTCATCGTGTGATGGAAGCCGACATTGAGGTCAACACAATATACTTTGACGAAGCACATAACAGTGTTCAACGTAACTTTTTTCCCGCGACTGAGTTCTTCTCTGGTGATGCTGATCGTTGCTATTTCTACACCGCTACACCTAAACATTCTCTGACCGTATTCAAACCAGGAATGAATGATTCTGAAGTATATGGTCAGGTGATTTGTAATGTTCCTGCTCCGCAACTTGTGGATGAGGGTTACATTCTCCCTCCTAAGGTTGTCATCAAAGAGTTGCCTACCGGAGACGATCGACTCACTGATTGTCAGAATCTCTTGGAGACTATTGACGACAACTCTCTCAGCAAAATCCTGATTGCTGCTCGTTCTACCAAACAGATTGTCAATCTGATGAACAACTCCACGTTCTGCATGGACATCTCTCAACGTGGTTATTCTTGGATGGTGATTACATCTAAGACCGGTGCAATCATCGACGGACAGAAGGTTGATCGTGAGACTTTCTTCAACACGTTGAATGCCTGGGGTCAACAGTCTGACAAAAAGTTTGTTGTCATCCACCACTCTATTCTGTCTGAGGGTATCAATGTCAAGGGACTGGAGGCCGTGTTGTTCATGCGTAACATGGACTACATTGGTATCTCACAGTCTATTGGTCGTGTGATTCGTCTTGGTGACAGACAGAAAACATTTGGGTTGATTTGTGTGCCTGTCTATGATAAAGTGGGTATCTCCACCTCTAGAAGTGTTCAGGCAGTTGTTGATACTGTCTTCCACAAAGGTGAACCTGCCGTTTCTGTTGTCCGCCGATGAAGTACAATCATGGTGATCCAGTTTTATTCAGTTGTGGTGACTCTTGGAAACATGGTAGAGTCAATTTTATCTGTGAGACATATATGACGGTCACTTTGATAGGCGAAACAGTATCAGGCATGGCATGTAATGTTGTCATCCGATGGGAGGATGTTGCCGATAATGTCATCTCTCTGTATGATATAGATACTAACATGATTAGAACAAATAAAAAACAAGATGAAGACAATTCTGAATGAAAGTGACTTGAGTCTATTCATTGTTCCTGATTTCATTCCTATTGATGTTGTTTCAGATGAAGAAGTAAAGATTGGTGAGATCTCCTACAACATGGCAGAGATGCCAGAAAAGTTGAAAGTTGTGGACGTTGGTGATGTGTTACCACGTCAATGGTCTCCTAGAAAGTATTTCTACACTGATGGTGAATGGAAGTTTAATACTGGTTGGGACGGTGAAGATTTCTATGATGTGAAAAACATTTCCAGAAAGTTTGATCGTCTGTTGAAGGTCATGTTTGACAAAGATCTGATCTCCGCCATCGAACTGGAGAAACTTTCTGGTGAGGTTGATTACATATGAGTAGATTTGGCACTAAAGAAATCTTAAACTATTGGTGTGATGCGCCAGTAAACTTAGATTACAACTTTATTCCTGGATTGCAATGTGAAACTTTCGGTAGAAGAGAGTATTATACTGATCACTTTTGTGGTGCAACATATGTTTGGAGTGAGTATCTCTACAATAAATCAACCAAACCCAAGGAGCACATGCATTTCGGATGTTCTCCATATCTTTATGCTGATGCCTTTGTTCCTGAGAGAACACGTCGCGGTAGTTTAGTTGTATTGCCAAAGTGGGATATTGCCTCAGAACTTGATTTCGACAACTTTAAGTTTGAGAAATTCTTTAAGTTCATCGGTCGATTGGAACCACCAGTTTTGTTGTTAGCACCAGCGGAACAAAGAGAGATCTGGACCACATTCTTCAAACTTGCAGATATTCCTCTTAATGTGACATCGATTGCTGATGCTGCTGAAGCAGAGGAGTTTCAATTGGGATTGGCGTTCCTGTTGTCGATCCATAAGAATGTGTGTCTATCCATGTTCTCCTCCGCAGTATTATACGCTTATCATAATGGAGCAAATGTAATTCCATATGATGTGGGTCATCCATACAAGGAAGACCCCGCACATGTTGTAGATACATATGCCAAATTAGAACCTATTCATGGTGAGTTTGAACATCTGTGGAGAAATAATTCAAGCAATCCACTCATCATGGATCAACTGGTAAAGATATTCTTATCGCCACATAAGTGGGAACTACCTGAGGATTTGTTTAATTCATTGTTGAAACTCAACATTGTCTCTACAGTTAAAACTCTTAAATCAAATAGAACGTGTGAGGACTACATGTATTCTAATGATGTTGGAACCATAGATTTTCAATATCTACCCGAGTCTGCTAAGTTTCTTTCAAAAGATGAGGCGATCAAGAGGATGCACTTCAAATGTTCCAAATATCATAATGTTGTAGTCTCTGATATGATTAAGGAGATGGAGTCAAGACTGTGAAAAATGTCACTTGTGTGATACCGTCACGGATGAGTTCTAGCAGGTTTCCTGGTAAACCACTGGTGAAAATCAGAGGAAGAGAACTAATCCTGAGAGTGTGTGACATTGCTGCACAGACATCTGTAAATGAGATTCTGGTAGCAACTGAAGACAAAGAAATTGCTGATATTGTAGAACGTAACGGATACAAATCAGTCATGACTGGTAAACATCCAACATGCACTCATAGAGTATGTGAAGTTGCCAAATCTTTAGACTCAGATTATATTTTGAATTTGCAAGGTGATGAACCATGTGTTGATCCTGAGTTGATCGACGACATGATCAAACGATCGTATGGTCATCAGATGGTTCAGGCAACTTATCCCATCAGTCAAGATGATCTCTATGATGAGGATTGCGTAAAGGCAGTTGTAAACAACGGAAAAATCATCTATCTTACTCGTAATCCTGAGGTTATCACTGAGAATCTCTGTGGAATTGCAGGAATTTATGTTTATGACAACGAAACCATCAGCAATTTCGACTTATATGATACAAGACTGGTAGAAGCATGGAGAGGTCTTGATACTTTCGCTTTTATTGGTATCGTTCCTGTCGTCCCCTATGAACTACCCAGTCGGACCCACGCCGTGGACCGCCCAACCGATGTTGTTACTGTAGAGTCAAACTTATGAGATATATTGTTGATATAGACGGAACAATCTGTGAGCATATCGATGGACCTAATTTTGGTTCTGGTGAAGTTTATTATGATCGCATTGATATGTTAAATAATCTATACGATAACGGTCATGAGATCATCTACATGACTGCAAGAGGCATGGGGCCGAAGACAAACCCAGATGGTAGATTTGATGAACAAACTATCAACCAAGCCGATGCCAAATATGGTAAACTTACAGAGGATCAGTTACTATCATGGGGTTGCAAATACACCAAACTGTTCTTAGGTAAGTATTCCGGAGACATTTACATTGACGACAAAGCAATCAATTCCAATGACTTCTTCAAACAAGTTCAAGACTGAAACTGATCGTGCGGTAGAACATATCAAAATGTCCCGTGCAATCGCCATCGTTGGTAATGGTGGAAACTTGGCAATCGCACAACACGCAGCAAGTGACTTGTCCAGATATTTGGGTAAGTTTGCATTTGCACCTGATGCAGTTCATCTCACAGCATGTGGATCTGATGGTGATTGGCATGACAAGTGGATCAAATATGCCGTCAATCAGGCAGACTTTGTGATTGGAATCACCACTAGGTTGGACTCACCTATCACCAAAGGATTGGAGAGTCTGGATGTAAGACATTCGCATAAACTGTTGGTTTGTCCATATCAACATCCCACATTGCCTACGTTGGTGATCAATAAGGAGAATACTTACATCAGAGATAATACTGAGGAAGATCTAACTTTTCATGAGTTTGAAGTATCTGTGTTGTGGCATTTTTATATGTTATTCCGACAATGTGGCGCAAAACTAAAGATCATATGACACTTTGCAGGCTGTCTACTAAATGTGCCATGGGGGTTTGAATGGGATATTATTACAAAGTAATCAACAGGATCCGAACTATGTGGGAAGAGATCATGGACATGCCTGGTGAGATTTTTGACATCACCGGGGAGGAGACTGAAGACGAACGTTACACTAAACTGCAGCAGATGTGGCATGAAGAAGAATACAACGGTTACGAGTGAGGATAAGTTTCCTTTCCCAGGATTTCCATGGCGGTTTGCTCCTAAGAAAAATGGATTAAACTTGGCATGGTTTCAATGTGAAGAACACGCCAAAAAACACATTGAACGGTATAAACTGAAGAAGAAAGACTACACTCTGGAATCAATGTTTCCGGAGAAGACCAAACCCAAACGTAAACCACGCACCAAAAAATGAAAACAAAATTCATTTGTGTTCAACCCAAGAGTATCAAGGCGAAGAATCGTTTCGCCAATGCTATGGATTGTCTTCACTCTTGTCGCGTAGAACAAGAGAGTGACAACGGAAAAATGTTCCTCACGTCTATCTCCGGACGTTACAATTTTTGGATGCAGAAAGCAAACGATCCGAATTGGGAGGTGATCAAGTGACAGTTGCCATGCTGTCCACTATTTGCCCCGTACCGCCCTTTCCATCTTATACTGAACAAAGTTCAGACAAAGACATGACTCAAACCCTTGCTGAGTTTGCTGCTCAACGCGATGCACGGAACACAATTGAATTGAATGTGCGTAAGTACACTTTGATGCTGTGTGATGCTCTTGAAGATAACTTCAAGTCCCGTAACAAGGGCACGATTGCTGGTAAGTATGAGGCACCTGTGTACAAGTTCGTGATCGAGAGCGGACGTAAGTATCACAAAATCATCATGGAGGTTCCTAACAACAATCGTCCTCCCTCTCGTAGTG